ATAAATGTACTTGCATCTATTTGATCTGACATACCTAAATCTTGATCTATATTTTGACCTTCAGTTGAATCTACAAATCTAGCATCTTTTAATTTATCTTGAAATAAATTGTACATATTAGTTGCTGTTTGATTGTTTGATGTAACTGCAAAAGCTATGTCAGCACCTAAAGCAGCAGATAAAGTTTCTCTTAATGACTCATCATATTCATTAGGATCTGTAACTCTACCAATATATAATATCTTCATACTAGAAGTATTACTTAATATCTTTCTACCTTCTACTTTGTAGTTTGAATCATAATCTAATATTCGTAGCAACCTTAAACAATCTGCTGGTAAAGTATAAGCAGAAGTAAAACCCCATGCAGGAGCTGTAGTGTCTGCTGCTAGTTCTTGTCTTTTTTGTAAACAGTTCCAAGGATGTGATCTAAATACACTATCTCTTACTTGAGTAAATCTTGAGTTACATAGTCTAGCGTTTTTTGAATCTTCTGTAAGTGAAAGGATAGTTGTAGCTCCTAATTGATTTAATGCTCCATTACAAATATCTACTACTGATGCCATACTACTTCCTTATAATATACTTTCGCCTTATATGTCTATCTTTTTCTAAAGCAAAAATTTCTTCTTCTGTTCGTTCTTCTTTAGTATCAAAGCCATAATGATATTTACTATCATGTTTAAACCTATCTACTAACACATATCTGTACACATAATTATCTTTTTTAAAATGTAGTACAGTTTTTAAATCTTGAATCTTTTTCATAAAAAGGTGGGGATTACTCCCCACCTAATATCTATTTATTAGTCAACAGTGTATTCAATAACAAAACTTAAATCACCAGCAGTATCACCAGCAGCGTCAAATAATAATCCGACGTAGTAGTAACCACCAGGATCAGAAGATTGTCCAGCATCTTCCCAGACTTTCTGTCCCATTTTGTTAATGTTTCTAGCTTCAAACGCTACTTCAGTTCCTGTTGTTACCGCACCTCGAAGGTCAGTAATTGCAGAAGCATAAGCATCATCATCAACCGCAACAATCGCTGTTGTGTATAAACCAACGTCTGTAGTATTAGTTGTTCCAGAATCTAAATCGTCATTAAACAATTTGATTGAAGATATACTAGCATTAGTTGGTATCGGAGCTAACATCACTGTGTCAGTTGCCGATAAGTCTCCTGCTGCCAAAGCAATAGTTCCTTGAGCAATTCTTTTTACGCCATGTAATTGCTGTGAATCATTCTTGACCTGCGGAGTTGCAACAAAATTTGTTACAATATCTGTATTAACATTCGCCATATATTCCTCCTATTACGATTCAGTACATTGTACTTCTACGACTTTAGCTTCTTCCATTCTAGTAGCACCAATGCTCATGCAGTAGTACACTTGAGTAGCATAAGATTTGTCAGCTCTTTCGTCTATTCTCGCTTGGACGTCTTTTCCAACCGCAAGAGCTATTCCATCTTGTGCAAAAGCTATACATGATCTAGTTGTGCTAGATAATGATAGTCTGTTTGATACAATGAAATTAAAACCAAGAAACGAGTTTACTTCACCATTAGCCAATGCTTTGACTGTGTTGAAGTCTGAACTTGTAACCTCGGTTGTTCCTAAAAGATCAGTGATCTGCTTTGGAGATACTATAATGTGTCTTGGTATAGATGGATCTACATTACCTAAATCAAGAGTCTGTTTTGCAGTTCTTAATTTAGCAATAGTTAAACCAGCACTACCATGTACGATTTGATTCGCATTAGC